GTCTCGCGTTCACCTGTTATTGGAGATATGGCAAAAGATTCCTTACATATTTGCAGGTTTAACAGAGGTGTCTATTGTACTATGCTCTATCCTTTGCTGCCTTAAATACATCTCATGGCCTTTCGCTATGATGTAAGCCACCGAACCACGGGCAACACCGCACGCCTTGGCTACATCGTCGAGGCTTAGGTCACGCTCCCGTAGGTCGTAGGCCTTGCGACACACGTCGACATCCTGGGCGGTTGCGGTGATCTCGTAGTCCTCCTCCTCCTCGAGCACCACGACGGGCGTGCCTAAGGCACTGAGCTTGACGCTGCGAGGGTAGGACATCCAGCCACGCTTAATCGCCAGGGCAACCAGGTTGGGGGCTTCGTGCAGGAGTTTGATGCGGTCGAGGTCGTAGGGTATTTTCATTGGAAGGATGGTGATGGGTCGGTGAACCGGCAGAACTGGCCTTCGTACCAGAGGGGCACGAGGCCGCACTCGCCGTCTCGTTGTTTGGCGACAGCGATAATGGCCTCGCCGTTGGGTTGGTTGCGCTCCCGGTTGAGCAGCAGCACCAAGTCGGCGTCACGTTCGATCTGTCCTGAGTCGGCCAGGTCGGTGAGTCTAGGCACCCGGCCTTTGTCCTTTTCGTTCTCCCGGTTGAGTTGAGCCAGGGCGACCACCGCGGTCTTGGTGTCGTGAGCCACGGCCTTGAGTCGGCCGGATACCTCGGCGATCTCGTAGGTTTTCTTTTCGGCTGCCTTGCTCCCGTGGATCTTCTGGAGGTAGTCGACCAGGACGAGTTTGACGCCCCATTTACGGACAGCCCGACGGATCACAGCGGTGATGGTGGCGATGCCGGACACACCGGAACCGGAGACAAAGTAGATCGGGCTGCCGGCCACCTTAGCGGAGGCACTGGCCATAGACTTCATTCCGCCTTCATCGAGGTCGCCGGTCTTGATGTCCTGCATTGGAATGGATCCTACAGTAGAGACCATTCTCCGAACGATAGACTCGTCGGACATTTCCAACGAGATAAACAGGGTCGGCACCCGGTGCTCGATGGCTGCTGCCCGGGCTATTGCGATGGCGATGGCGGTCTTTCCGATGCTTGGCCTGGCCGCAATGATGGCCAGCTCGCCATACTGAAAGCCGTCGGTCATTGCGTCCAGGCGCCGGAAGCCGGAGGTGATGCCGGACAAGTGGCCCTTCCTGGCGAACCGCTCCTGGGTAGAGTCGATGAACCGACTCACTACCGACTTGCAGGGTTGCACCTCTTCCTTGGATGCCTCAACGGTGAGCCCTGCTTCGGCATTTGCGACGATTTGATCCACAGACAGGGTGGAGACAGCGGAATCGCGAATTAGACGGTCACCGGCGAATCGTAACTGCCGGCGGTGATGGGCCTCGAGGACAGCCTTGGAGAACTCGGGATGGTTGGACGGGCTGGCGCAGATCTCGTCGCACTTGTTTAGAGCCTCGAAAGGCACAGGAGTCTGGCCCATCGTGCGCTTCCACTCCTTGACCACGGTCGTCATGTTGACCGGATCGCTTTTGGCAACGAGGCCTTTGGCAATCTCGAACACATTGTACAGATCGCTGTCCTGTAGAGCCTCGCTCGGGATCTTGGCGAATACCTCGTGGCAGACATCGGAGCCACCGGATAGGCAGGCGCCCAGGAGGCCGAACTCGTCGTCCTCGGCAAAGTAGGGGTCGCTCATAAATAGTCATTCAGGTCTGCACTGAGTGTTCCGCCCGCCCGGGACTCACCGATACCAGGAAGAAGACCGCTTCTAACCTTGTCGACCTCGCCGTTCCAGTTGTTCAGCAGAGCCATAGCATCTCGTCGAAGATATGGGTCCTTCGACTTGTAGCGTGCTTCGACAAGTAGGATGTCATCCTCCGGTGTGTTGAGCTCAAAGACCTCTTTCAAGGCCTTGATCTCCTTTGAGCTCCAGCGGGTGTCGTGGCGACGGCGAACCATAGCACCGATTCGTAGGCGGAAGGCTTCAAGGTCAGGACTCAAGGCCTTCTCCTTCTTTGTATCTTCTTTAGGAGATGGAGACGGAGATGGAGAGTTGAATTCCGGTTGATCATCCGGTTGCAACACCGGTTGAACCGCGGTTGGATTCTGGTTGACCTGCTTTTGGCGTTCTAAAGCATCCAACCTGCGTTTTTCCGCGGATAACTTACCTTTTACCGATTGGCTCTGCAGAAACTTACCCTTTTCCGTCCTTACGGATTCCAGTCGGATGTTCCTAAGAAGCCCGTCTTCGCATTCATCGAACTTAGCCAAGACGTCAACCGACACGCAACCGCCGGCCAACCGCTGTTGCTTTTCGGTTTCAACCGGAATTGAACCGCGGTTCCACTGGTGGCACAGCAAACGAATTAACTGACCAACCTCGGCCTGCGACATATCAAGCGTGCCGGCTAGGAAGTCGTCGGTGTAAAGTTGGAAGGCTGGAGCCTTACGGGTTTTCTTCTCTTCTTTCATGTTTCAAACGGAAAACCCCACCCAGTCCGAGGTGAGAACTCGCGCAGAACCAACGCGACGTAACACGGAAAGGGTGGGGAAAAGTGGGTTGAACATGGGTTCTGGTTGTAGTGTCGGCGCTCACTTCTCACGGCTCACGCTGACGGTCTCTATCTATCTGCTGTCCTTGTGGATGTCCACCGCTTAGTAAGCCGGCATCAGTATGTCGGCCACCGCCTGGGTCAGCTTCACGTCCTGCAAGCAGTAGTTAATGGCCGCCTGCCTGTCGGTGTTCCACAGCAGGCTGAAGTCGGCGCCGTTGCCTGACTTCTCGCCGAGTCCCAGGTGCCTCGAGATGGACGCAAGGCTGCCGTGAGCCCGGTTGTCCCCGAGCTGCCACACCTCTCGAAGGTCGACCACCAGCTCCGACCAGTAACGGCCGTTCCGCAACCAGTAGGGCGGCATGATCTTGTGGCGCCAGGAGCGTTTGATCAGGAAGGGCAGGTCGAAGGCCTTGATGTTGAAGCCAATGAGCTGAGGCTGGCGCTCGTAATAGTTGAGCAGCGCCCACCATTGTCGCAGCAGGTGGGCCTCGCCGTCGGCATCGGCGCAGAGGATGTTCTGCTCCTGATGGTCGACCCGGTAGCCGATGCACAGCACCTGGCCCGACAAGGCGTCCAGGGCGGCGTTGCGGATGTAGTCGGCCGTGTGGCTCTCCTCGGCCTTCTGGAGCTTCTCGGCGATCAAGTCGGGGTTCTTGATGTTGCCGAGCTTCACGTCGGCCGGGTTAAAGGCTGGGATGTTGAGCTGCTCGAGCGGTAGAGGCCCGGTCTCTATGTCGAAGTAAATGTTTGGATTGGCTGGCATTTGTCAGAGTTGTTGAGAGTTGTTGCGCGTTTGTCGGCCGATGCGCGCCCCCGGCACTACGAGTCCCCGACAGCAACAGGCTGCCGGAAGGTGGTCAGATCTTTTTGCCGCAATGTGGGCAAACGAGGAAGTTGATTGGCTCCCGGGTGGTCGGTACTTCAAGCCATTCGCAGATCTCGAAGTAGCTTACCCAACCGAATCCGCGAACAGCTCCTGGTCGAAGGTGGCCGGTGTTGTAGAGTTGCAAGGCCTCGTCGCGGCTTTTGACGCACAGCCTTTCGAGGGTGTTGAACGTCCTGACCGTAAACGGGAATCCCCATTGGCGCAGGATCTCCTCATGCATCTCGGCCGACTGCTCGATCTGTTTAATGCGCTGGCGAGACAGGTTAAAGTGCTGCCCGATCTCCTCGAGGGTCTTGCCTTCGGAGCGCATCCGAACCACCTCGGGCACTTTGTCGACCAGTTTGACGTAGGGCTTTCGGGTTTTCATTTTAGAATGGAATGTCTGAATCGGTGGGATCTTCCTGGGCGTTGATCTCATCGATGCGCTTGGTAATGGCAGCGATAAGCTGGATGTCCTCCTGGGTCTTGCCCGGGCTAATCTTAGCCTTAGGCAGCCAGCGCTCGGCCAGGCCTCGCACAGCGTCGTCGGTCAGCTCCGAGATCGGCACACCCTTGAACTTGCCGACGTGTACCTGGGTGGCGCTTAGGTCAGGCGAGCGTTTGGTTGAACCGTCAGGAGTGATCGTCTTCACCTGGTCGTCATCCTTGGGCGGCCTGTCTTCCATCCGTACCCACAGGCCCGAGGGCTTGAGCGGCTCGCCGTTTTTGTGAGCCATGATCAGCTTGATGTTCGAGAACGTCTTGGTGCCGTCCTGGCTCTGCTCATGGACGATCACCACGGTAGCCGGTCGGCCGATAAGGCTGTCCAGGTCGAGGCTGGTGGTCTCCTCGGCAGTGAGGGCCCGACCGTGCCAGTCCTTAAGGAACTTGGTCAGGCCGGCCTTCTCGTGCAGGCTGGCGGTCATCGGCGCCGTCATGACCACCCAGGGCTGCACCGGGTTGCGTGTCTTGTCGATCATGTCCAACTCGAACGCGATCTTAAACTTTTGCTTTGGCCCATACTCGGTCTCATAGGTCTTTAGCGGTGTGATGTCGACGCACACCGCGCGGCCGGTGTACTCAGGGCACGGTGTAAAGGTGCCGCCTGTTTGTTTTGTTGATACTGTGATTCCCATGTTGTTGCTGTGTTGTGTTGTTGTTACTTAGAGGATTGCTTTTCAACCTCCGAAAGCTGTTTAGCCATTCTGTCATACTGCGACCAGTACTCAGGCCAGGCCGCCTTGATCTTCGCCAGATTCTCTGGGTCTGCCACGAGCGCCGCGGCGCCTAGTTTGCGAACGAATGACCCGCCATATTCGATCATTGTGAAGGCTACATCAAAGTCTTTCATTGGATAATGAAGTCGAAGTTGGTTTTCCAAGAGTCGCCCAGGCGATTGTAGGTGTCGTGCTTGATCTTCCAGAGTTTAGGATTGCGAGTCGTTCCAGTGTGTCTGCACCGGATTCTGACATCGATGTCCTGTATTGCGACGTTCCGCAGCCGGTGGTCTTCCGGCAGTTCGTGAAGGTGTTTCATTTTATTTGGTTCATGGTTTAGGGTGTATCACTCACGCTATTTGTCCTCCCGCCAGAGCAGCAGATCCGCTCGCATTGCGTCGTTCTCCTGCTCCAGTTGTTTCACCCGATCCTCCAGCTTACGGACATCGAGAGCGATTGCGCGGAGTTGGCGGCGGTCGTTGTAATCGGCAAAAGCCGGCAGGTCCAAGATTCGTTGTTCTACGCTCACGGCTTGTCCTCTTTGGCTGTGGAAATTGGCTGTTTCAACCACAACGCTTCCTCCAACTGTTTGATGCGCTCGCCCCTGTCCTCGTACAACGCAACGTCAGCGACTAACACTGCGTACTGGTTCTTCGCGTCCATTAGATCCTCCTCCAACCGCTTGATGCGCTCCTCTTGCTCACGAATCTTGGTGGCCTGTGCGTCGTCCATCCATGTTTCTCGCATGATTTGTAACACCTTCGCTGCTGTCTCCGTAGGTTTAAGATGCTCGGCTGCGGTGATTGTTCCATCGGCGTGGATTGTGAGTAATTCTGCGTTGCACTTGTGTCTATCAAGAATAATTGTATCGTTCATTTGCATTCCTTCCATTTAAACTGAGCTTTACCGCTTGTGTCGGCCACCCACTCGGCATGGCCTGCTTGGACTGCTTGCTGCTTCATATTGTCAATTCCGCTCACCTCTCCGCAAAGGTTTGACACTGTGCATGCAAAGATAACCAAGATGACGCATGGGATTATTAACGGTGCATATTCTTTCATTTCGCCTTCTCCCTCGCTTTGAGCATTGCGTCGGCTAGTTGATAGGTGGCTTTGGAAATAGCATTAACATCCCAAGACTCGTATACTTTCCACGCTACTGGCAACGCCGCCGCAGCGAAGTAGTCGCGCATTAAAATGCCATCGTTGTGCTGTACTCCGACTGGTGTTGGAAACGCTGGTCCTCCGTCGTTGATTGGTGCGCTCACTTGATGCCCTCCGCAATCAAGGCGTGCTCCAACAAAAGCACCGCATCTGCCGTCTTAAGCGTAATGTGGAGGCTAGGCTGCCGTTGCTGCGCCAAGCCCTTCAGATGGCCCTTCCAGCGCGTTCCATGCGTCTTGCTGGTGCCTGCACCCAAAGTCCGCTGCCACCGCTGTGGTGTCACCTCGATGCACCTGGTGTTCATGCTGGCGATGAGGCCATGCAGGAAGCCGACATTGCGACCGAAGTTGAACATGGCGCTACCCGGCGCCCCTTTGCCTCCGATGTAACCACCGACCTTTTCGATGTAGACCACATCCGACTGGCTCAGGAAGTTGACCAGGACATCTCGGATGTCCCTGTCGGTCGTCGGCATGGGCTCCAGGGTGACCCGGTTGCCGGCGAAGTGCGCCAGGCCGCCGCTCATGCCTGGGTCGATGGCCAAGATCCGTTTCATCGGGCGGCCTTCTTTAGCCAGGCTAAGATTGCATGGTCGGCCACCGCCTGAATCTTGAGGCCGTTGACGAGGCAGTAGGCTCGCAGTTTTTGGTGGGTGGTTGGTGTCACGTTGATGGTCTTAGGCTTGTTCATTGGGTAAGCTGCTTAGAGATCTCCTGGCCGAGGCTGGATGATGTTCTGCCCAGGAGGGCTACACGGTGCGCCATCTTCTCGGTCACAGCCTCGTGCCTCTTCCTTTCACATTCCGACAGCAGGTTAAGGTTCGTCCTGGTGCCCAGGATTACCGATGCCTTAAGGCTGTTTACTGCCACGCGGTTCATGCGCTCCATTTCGTCGGCGTTGGTATTGGGAGGCGCGATATGGAAGCCAGCCCCGCGGAGACCCCTCTGGCTGAAGTTCATTCCTCGGTGCCGCAGCACCATCCGGATGTTCAAGATTTCCATGTTAAATTCCACGCTTCCGAACTTCTCCTCTAGTGCTGCCTCCATCTCCTCGGTGGTCACGGTCAGGCCATAGGCCAGCCGGTGCTCGTTGCGTTCGATCCAGTCCTTCCAGAGCGGAAGGCGCCGGACCTCTTCTTCGTTGATCATGTCTTGTGTTTCCATGTTGTGAAAGTTGCCCGGTGTTACCGCACACCGGAAAGCGTTGTTGCCCTACCAAGCCGAGCCGAGCCCTGCCCTGCCAAGCCACGCCCTACCGCTCCCTGAAAAATTGTCTGAGTTACCGTACCCAGTGACGTGTTGCCTGGCCATGCCCGGCCCTGCGAAGCCCAGCCGCGCCCTGCCGCGCCAATCCCTAAAAAATTGTCCCGGATACCGCGCCGGGTCGCGTGTTGCCTTGCCTGGCCGCGCCGAGCCTGGCCGCGCCGCGCCTAGCCATACCCAGCCTTGAGAAAATCAAACCACCTCGACAGTGAACCGGCCGAACTTCGGTCGCCAGTCGCCCAGGCCGACCAATCCGCCAGCCTCGCGTGTTGCGTCGATTACCTGCTCCTTTGAGACAACCGATTCGTCAAACTCAATGGTGCAGGTCGCCCACCAACCGGAAGGAACCATCGGCCGGACTCGAATGATTCCTAGGTCGACCCGCTTTCGCAGTGTGAATGCTGGGTCGGAGTAAATCTGCTCCTTGGTCTGGCCCATCTTGCGATGGTGAATCACCACCTCTGCCTCGGATAGGAGCACCGCGGCGTCGAACTTCTTGCCGAGTCGCGCCTTCTTGGCGCCGTCCTTGAGGCACTTCTCGATGTTGTCGCACGGAAGGACCATGCCGTTCTCGATGTCTGACCAGTAAAGGCCGGCCTCCCATTCGAGGCGGTCGCGTTCGTCATGATCGCTTGGTGTCATGTTTTTGCTGCCCTTGACGGTGATCCGTTTGATCGCCACGACATAAGGGTTTTTGTGATCCACCATGTCGCCGTTGTGCATGATGAGGGGCCGCAGCCCGGTGAGTTTGACTTTGATTTGCTTCATGTTGTTTTGCTTTGGTTGCCTTGTTGTTGTTTACCGAAAGTGTCCGGTGATACCGCCCACCGGCAGGCGTTGTTGCCTCGCGCTGCCGCGCCGTGCCACACCGCGCCGCGCCGTGCCTAGCCGTGCCGAGCCCGACCCTGAAAAATTGTCCTGGTTGCCGTACCAGGTGACGTATTGCCTCGCCATGCCGAGCCAAGCCGTGCCAGGCCATGCTACGCCAAGCCGAGCCTCGGAAAATCATTTGATGACCTTCTGCACCTTCGCCCAGTAAGCCACCGTCGAAGCCTTGCGGTCGCCAGTCGGGCCCCCATTCCATCTCCTGGCCAACTGCTCGGTGGTGGCGCCGCGGCCGTAGTGGGTCAGGTAGGCCTGGCAGACTGCTCGGGCTGCCACCCGGTTGGTCATGTCCTGGTGCCGGTAATGGCTGCCGGTGATCCGGTTGACGTCCAGGACAACGGCCTTGTGAATCTGGAGGCAGCCAATGGCGCGGCCTTGGTCACCGATGGCCAGGTCGTTATTGCTGCTCTCGACCAGCATCAGGGCGGTGATGAGGTTGGTCAGGTTCATGGCTGGACGTAGCAGGAGATTCCATCGACCACGATGATGCCGTGGCCGCCGTCGATTATGGCTACCACAGCGCTAGTCTCGGCCTCGACCAGTGTCGCCGGCCGGATGTACATCCCCGACTTGTAGTCGTGCAGGTCGCCGTTGGAATGGTCGAATGCCTGGAAGCAGGGCATCGAGCAGAAGTTGCCCATCTCTCGGTCTTCGGGCAGCGGTCCTTGGCAGTGGATGCAGGTGGTGGGTTGGAAGAGGATGTTACTCATGGTGTTGCTGTTGTTTGCTTTGGTGGTGGTTGTTTGCGCGTTGGCCAGTCGCGCCCCTGGTTGGGTGGTATTCGCCCCACCCGGGCGTAAATTGAATTAGTTCCAATCGGGATGGTTGCTGGTCACAAGAGCCACCCGATCCCATCCGCGGCAGAGTGCAATGTGACCGCCACCAATGTGAACGTAAGCCGAGTTAACTGCATTTCGCAGAATCTGAGCGGCTTGTTGGCGGGTCAATTCGCCAAGGTCTGCACCAGTTTTTAAAAGAACGATTGCAGTGCGCTCTTCTGTGGTGGGGGTGTTTTCGTATCGGACGGTGATCTTGCTCATGTTTTGCTTTGGTTTGCTGTTTTTGTTGCCTTCGACGTGATCAAGATGGGCGATGCCCAGCCTTTCGTCTACAGAGAAAACTGTTTTTCTGTAGATTTGAGAGAAAACCCAATGTTTACAGGGGTCAAACAGGGGTCAAATTCCCTTAAGATCAACGAAGCTCAAGGTCATGTATTCCTGAGCGTTGGCCGTTGCGTCGAAGTAGGAGATGACCTTCTGCGTCTCTCGTTGCGAGTAGCTCCGGTAGTCTTTGACTCGGGTCGCAACCACCGCAGGGAACTCGGTCGGCTGCCCGTTCTCGGTCTGCCAGTTGCCCGACGTGAAGCCGAACTTCCGGCACCAGGTCTGCAAGTTCTCAGGCGGCACAAAGAAATACTCGGTCGAAAAGCTGTCCTCGCCTCGGAAGCATTGGACGCCGTAGCCGCTTAGAAGATCGTAGCCGGCCTGGTCGAGATACCAGGCATCCAGGTCGAAGTCGGGCTCGTACCCGGTGCCAAAGAATGCAGGCAGGCCCGGGGCGAAGTTCTGCGTGCACAAGCACGGCGACTGCGTCCAAGAATCGAGGCGCCATTGCAGCAGGTTCCACAACCAGGCGCTCTTCGGGATCTTGTGGAAGAATGGGCCGCAGCCTGGTCCGCCGTTTAAAAGGTTACGGGCGACATAGGGTATCGCGAAAATGTAGGTGTTACCTTCCCAGTCAAACTTGATGGACGTCAGATAATCAGCGTTTGCATTGACCGGCGAAGCCATTGAAAGCGGAAGTGTCGAAGCAAACCGGGCATTTCGTCGATCTCTGAACACGTCGTCGACGGCGACCTTAACCACGGTGACAAATGAGGAATTAGGCCCGTCGGGTTTGACGGCGAACTTCGGAGTTTTGTTTGGACTACCTAGGATCCGAACCGAGGCATCCACACCGTTTGGACCGCCCCATTTGTTGACCCAGAAGTCGGCCTCGTAGCCACTGTTTGATTGATAGTCAGGGTCGCCATAGGTGGCTCGCATCAGCTCGTTGTCGTAGTTGCCTGAGCTGAATCCCCAAGGCCCTCCTGGTGGGATGTAGGCCGCATTGATGGCCCCTTGAAAGATTGTCGACGAGGTTGGAATCGAGTCCCCGATCTTGGTGGGGAACATATTCTGCCACGGTATCCCAGGAGATGTTGCTCCTGAATTTCTCGATGGAGCAATCAGGACCGTGTCGGTTTTTGATTCGAAATAGAAGTTGGTCCATGCACCGACGCCATATCCCGCGTTGCGGCTTTTGACGTAAAGCTGTGTAGACGTCGCGTAGGCTTCGAAATCAATCAGCAGATTACCGTCGATGCCTATCGGGCTTCCTACGCTACAGGCCAGCCCCTGGGGCGTAAGCCTGAGTAGGCCGACCCGATCCTCGGTGATGTCGTGGACGTCGTCGTAGTTGGCAA